GTTCCTGATCCAAAAGATTCTGGTAAAACAACTCGATCTGGTGATAGTAAAACACCTGGCGAGAAAGCACCGACTACAAAAATCGGTATGATTAACGCTATGGTCGAAAAGATGCGTGGAGTTAAAAAAGACGAACTCAATGCAGCTTATCACGAAATGGTCAAGAAATTAGAAGGTGCTCACGAAGATGACGAGGAAGATGATGACGAACAAGAAGAGTCCGTCAAAGTTTCTTCTAAGAAAATCACCAAAGAAGATATTGACGTTTCTCAAGATATAGAAGCAATCTTCAATTCGGAAGATGAACTTACCGAAGACTTTAAAACTAAGGCAACAGTTATATTTGAAACTGCTGTGATCTCTAAGGTCAACGAAGTTCTTGCAAAGATTTCAGATTCTAACGATGCTGAACTTGCAGAATCCAAGCAAACAATTGCAGAAGAACTTGCTACTAAATTAGATGATTACCTAGACTACGTTACTGGCTCTTGGATTGAAGAAAACAAGGTTGCCATCGAAAGAGGTATTCGTGGAGAAATATCAGAAGATTTCTTATCAGGACTTAAAGCATTGTTCACAGAACATTATGTTGAAATTCCAGAAGAGAAAGTAGATGTTGTTGAAGAACTTGTTACAAAAGTAGATGACTTAGAGTCTGATCTTAAAGAACAAACTGAAAACAATATAGAACTCAATAAAACTATTAAAGAGTTTGAGTGCGAAAATACTTTCAATAGTTGTACAGAAGGTTTAACAGAAAGTGAGATTGCAAAATTTCGTGATCTTGCAGCCAACGTAGACTTTGAGAGTCAAGATGACTATAAGTCAAAAATTAATATCATTAAAGAAAACTACTTCAAACAGAGTTCAGAAGAATTAAGTTCCGAAGTTAATGTAGATGTAGATACTCCATTGACAGAAGAAGTTCAAGAAACTGAAATTACGGGCGCAATGAGTAACTATGTTGATACATTGTCACGTTCTTTAAAGAAGTAATCATTAACACTAACAAAGCTGAAAAGGTTTATAAAAAATGGCTGAGTTTTTAAAAGAAGAATTGATGAACAAGTGGGGGCCTGTATTAGATCATCCAGACCTTCCCAAGATCGGAAATTCACACAAAAGAGCAGTAACTGCTCACTTACTAGAACAGCAGGAAAATTCTGCTAAAGAACAAGGTTTCGGCACTGGCGGATATTCTGCACCTACACTACTTGGTGAGGCTGCTCCAACTAACCAAACAGGTTCTTCTGTTGACAATTTTGATCCTGTATTAATTAGTTTGGTTAGACGTTCTATGCCTAACCTCATTGCATATGACATATGTGGCGTTCAACCAATGTCAGGCCCATCAGGTCTTATATTTGCAATGCGACCTAGACTACAAGATCAGTCTGGAGCTGATGCTTTCCTTAACGAAGCAAACACTTCTCACTCTGCACAGGGTTCACTTGCAGCTAATACTACAAACTTTACTCCTGTTATTGATGGTGCTGTAACTACTAGACAAGCTGGTTCCGATCCAACGGATCGTGGGTCAGGCACAGGATACACACTTAACACAGGTATGACAAGTGCTCTCGGAGAAGCTCTCGGAGATGCAGCTGCTAACTCTATCGCCGAAATGGCATTTAGTATTGAGAAAGTTACTGTAACTGCTGTTACTCGGGCATTAAAAGCTGAGTACACAATGGAACTTGCTCAAGACCTAAAAGCAATTCATGGTTTAGACGCAGAAACAGAATTGTCAAACATTCTGTCTAATGAAATCCTTGCAGAAATAAATCGTGAAGTTGTTAGAACAATCAACTACACAGCATCTGCTGGTGCTCAGAATAATACTGCAACTGCTGGAACATTCAACATGGACACCGATTCAAATGGTCGTTGGTCAGTTGAAAGATTCAAAGGTTTAATATTCCAAATCGACAGAGATGCCAACGAAATTGCAAAAGCAACTCGTAGAGGTAAAGGTAACGTATTGATCTGTGGATCAGATGTTGCATCTGCACTTCAAATGGCTGGTGTTCTTGACTATGCTCCTGCATTATCAGCAGACTTAAATGTTGATGACTCAGGAAATACTTTTGCTGGAACACTTAATGGTCGTATCAAAGTTTATGTTGACCCATACTTTGCAACTGCTAGTGGTGACGAATACTACACAGTTGGATATAAGGGTGCATCTGCATTTGATGCTGGTCTATTCTATTGTCCTTATGTACCTCTTCAAATGGTTCGTGCCGTTGGTGAGAATACATTCCAACCAAAAATCGGGTTTAAAACTCGTTATGGTATTGTTGCCAATCCGTTTGCTACTGCAGCTGCTGATGGTGCGATTGCTTTCGCAAAAACCAACAAATACTACAGAATTGGTTTCGTTACAAACTTAATGTAAGAAACACTACAATTCATTTACAACTCAGGGGAGGGCTGAAAAGTCCTCCCTTTTTTTGTTTACAGTTCTTATAAATAGGAGAAACACAAACTATAAAGGTGTCTCAATGGCTATAGTAGACAATCAACCATCAAACAAAAACTTTCTAAGTCCTCTTGGATTTAGATTTATTTTGTCTCGTACACCAAACATAGAATATTTCTGTCAGGCTGCAACACTACCAAATATGGTTATGGCGGAAGCATTGACTGCTAATCCTTTTCTTAATACTCCAGCTCCAGGCACAAAGATATCGTTTGAACCTTTTGATATTCGATTTCGAGTTGATGAAGATATGAATAACTATCAGGAAATATATGATTGGTTCATTGGACTTGGATTTCCAGATAACTTTAGTCAGTATAAAGATATTCAACAATCGAGAACAGGTGGAATTAGAAAAACTACATCTGAATCAAATCAGACAAAGGCAGGAAACATTTACTCAGATGGTTCTCTGATTGTATTGACAAGTAACAACAATGCAAACATTCGTATTGCTTTCTTTGACTTGTTTCCTGTAGCATTGACAGCTCTTGAATTTGATGTAACGCAGACAGAGATTGCATATCTTGAGGCAACAGCATCTTTTAGATATCGTAAATTTACTATTGAAAAAATTACTTGAGGAGGTAACAGATGTCTAACATTATTAAAAGTAAATTTGGAGCAAGATTTGATCCACATCTTGTTGCTCGAGGTTCTTGTTCTTCCGTTGAAAGAAAGGGAAGTTTCTTCTGTTTCTCACTACGTCTATCTGATGAAGATATAAGAGAATACTCTTTTACGGATAGAGAAAGAGCTATAAAGATGCGTAGTCAAATGATAGACCTTCTTGAGAAAAAATTTATCTTTGATAGAAAAAAAGAACTCAATTACTATTGACAATAGAAAACATTTGAACTATACTGTGAATTATGGAATTAAAAGAATTAGTTGAACTTTGGAAAGAAGATTGTATCATTGATGATACTGAGCTAGGATACGAGAGTACTCGCATACCAAATCTTCATGCAAAATATCTTGGAATCTTTTCTGAAGAAAGAATGAAACTTCGTTCTCTACAGATTAAGAAAAAAAAGACGTATCAATGGTTGAGTGATTATTATCGAGGAGATTTAAACAATCCCGAAGATTTGAAACGTATTAATCGTCAGCCATGGGCTAAGACAGTTCTTCGTGGAGACATAGCAGAGTATGTCAGCAGTGACGATGAGATGCTCATTCTCAGCAGTAAAATTGGTGCAATAGAAGAAAAGATTACAGTTCTTGAGAATGTTCTCAAAGCAATTAACAATAGAGGATTTCAGATTAAGTCTGCAATTGACTGGCATAGATTAACTAACTTTGGAGGATAATGAACTGCATCCACACCTTGCAATATGTGAGAGTGATGTGAAAAATAATATGTTAGAAGTGACTAAAGTAAATGATGTTTATATTAAAGTAAATTGCCAAAATTCTATCGCACAGGAACTATGTGACTTTTTCTGTTATGAAGTGCCTGGCCATAAGTTCATGCCTGCTTTCAAGAGAAGAAAATGGGATGGAAAGATGCGATTGTTCAATGTCGCAAGCCGTAGAATATA